GTTTATGATAGACTTAAGGAAATCGACCCAGTAACTTTCTTTCTAGGCATTTTATATCTCCTTAAATAATTAAGTTTTTATCCAGATAAGCGTCTGCTTTCTCTGGGTCGATTTCCTTAAGTCTATCATAAACTTCAAGAATTGTCATGTCATTGCTATAGTTGTAGTCCTTAGAGAACTCATAACTTGCAAACGTAATATCTTGCTCATGGTGATTAAGTCCCACAGCGTTCTCAATTAGACGTGAGCATTGACCAATGAAGTGTGTCCTCATAGGGATAATATTATTCTTCATTGAGTTATCAATGATACTGTGTGTACCAATATTTGATACCGTCTTACCGAGGTCAAATAGCCGTGCTGGAACTCCGAACATCTGAGCCACGATAGATGAGGCATACAATGACAGATAATCTAGGAAGTCCACAGCCTTGGTATCCCGTGTCAGCTGGAGAAGGTTCTCAAACTTACTAGAGTACACAATAGCGTCATTGTATTCTGTCTCTGAGAGCTTCTGTGAAATATCTTCCATGTCCTTGGCAATCTTGTCAGCACGTTCCTTCTTAGCGGTACGTCCCATATCAAGAAGCTGACCAGCACTAGGAACAAATCCTTCTGCTTCACCCTCTTCAATACTATCAATGATACTATCCTTTGCTTGTAGGGCAATCGTACCGATACCATTTCGAGCAATATCATAGTTCATTCTGTCAAGAATATTCAACAACAACTGCACACGCTTGCGGTCTTTAAGTAGCGGACTGATACCAAATACCTTGGAAGTATCCAACTTGACACAGGCGAAGTTATCCTCAGTAACTAGGAGCAAATCGTCCTTGTACTTTTCTGGGTTTTGTAACAAATCCATGTAGGCTTCAACGTCAAGATTTGTATAACCCTTACTATATCCTGTGATACGGTCTACAATGGCATGAGCGTCGTCTGTACGCTTAATCACATAGCTCAATGTCTGGGTCAACACAGGGTGCTCAGGATAAGGGATTGTGATTGCAAGAATATCTTTAGGGTGAACCCCTACAAGACCTTGACCTGAATTATATAGTCCATAATAGCCATATTTTCGGTAACCCTTTGCTACACCTTGCAGGACATCAATATTACGCTGACCGTTAAAGTTGGTTTCCTGTAAATATTTATGGAGTAGCTTATCCTTCTCTTCGTCCTTCGTTGTCAGGCGGTTAGTGAACATGTAGTAAACCATGCTATCAAGGATATAATCTACATCAGGAAGGCTTAAAGCAAGATTTTCAATAGTCTTAAGGTCTTTTCCAATAGGCATTTCACGATAGCCACTAGAAGTATATAGCAACCTATCTTCCACAGCTGAATTAAAGAACTTATCCATAGCTTCTACGCCTTCAAGCTCCTCTGGTGTACGTCTACTCAGCTGTGCTTGCTGAGGCTTCTGTACTTTCTTCTTTCTCTTTCTTCCCATTAATGGTCCTCCAAATAGAATAGCTCTATGGCGTGTATAGCCAATAGAACACTATCAAGTTCGTCTGGTGACTGGTGAATTAGCTTCTTAATCTCAGATTTAGGTCTAAGTTTCACAAGCCTGTCTTCTGGTCGTTGAATTTCTGCCACAAAGGACATCTGCCGAGCAATTCCGTCCCAGACTTTTGTCATGAAGGACACACGCTGTGCCTCCATCATTCCTCTCAACATAAGGTGCATTTCTACACGCTTATTGAAGGCATACTCGGCACTAGGGTCATGAGCTATCTTCTTAGCCTCTGTGACCTTACCACCAAAGTCTATATCATACACATAAGCCTTTAGCTTACCTGACAGCCTAGCCATCTTAAGAGGCTGAACAATGTGAGCTCCACCTCCTGAGTCAATAGCTATAGCCCTTACCTTAAACTGATTGGCTATTGTAATAATCTTATTCACAACGTCTCTAGCCGTGATACCATCAATCCATTCCTTAGGTTTAATATCCGTGGTATCCACAGCGGTTATGTGACCTTCTTTGTCTATACAAGACAAGGTAACTTGGATACTGTCAGCGCCCTTGTAGGCACTATCCACTCCAAGAAACCACTCAAGGTCAGGGTTAAGGGAATTAAACTCTTCAAGAATATCAGGCTGAGCGTCAAAGAAGTTAGACCGCTCCACAGGGAACTCACACAGGAGGTTTTCTCGAATGGAGTCCTCTGTGATTGTAAAACCTGACTTCATGAGCTGGTCTTTTGTGTAGTTAATTGAGCCCTCTTCCATAGCAGTCACAACGTCTAGCCACATAACAAATTCATCATCTGCTAACTCTTCCTTGGTCATAAAGTCAAAGAAGCTGTTCAGTGACCGTGGGTTTGAGATTAGATACATGATGAGCTTCTCACCTGTGTCACTTTCAAACTCCCGACGTGCCATGTGCCCTAGAGCAAGAGGTGAAATGTCGCTGGCTTCGTCTCCAAACATATTCCCTCCACGTCCGATTACATGGATTTTAGAGGGGTCTGTAAAGTTACTACCAGCAGAGAGCCCTTCTAGTTTTCCTCCGTTACGGAAGCTAAATCCTTCACTAGAGAATGAGCTCAAACCACGCTTTAGCCGTCTATCAACAGCAGATACGTCATTTTCGTCCATACTTAGCATTTCTTTCACAGAGGGGTGAGCATTTACTAGGATTTCTCTAGCGTGTTGGATAATAATCCCTGAATACTCATTGGTTGACCCTACAGCATAGCAGTTCTGCCCTGAAAATGCAAAATTATTACTCATAATTCCACACAGGAAGGACTTACCATAACGAGGAGTAGCCACACAGTATCCAGTCTTATAGTCTCCACTCAGGAAAGCTCCAAATTGCACAGCCTGTGACCACCAAAGCTCGATATTGAACCTTGATAGGGCGGTACGGAAGCCTAGTTTATAATACTCAAGCTCTTTCTCAAAGCCTCTTGTCTCTCTGATACTATTTCTCTTAAAGTGTTTTGGTATATACCCTTTTACTGCCTTCTTTAGCTTCTCCTTAGGAGTCACAGTGTCAAGCAGTATGCTTAGCTTTTCCCTATTAGAGAGTAACTTCCTCTTTTTCATAGGTGAGCCAACATCTACATCTTGGGTGGGCATAGCTAAAGTCTCCTCCTGTATAACTCAAATAATTCACAGCAATGTCATAAGCGTCATCTTCTGGGTCAAGTCCCTCAATGAAGGAAATCCCCACAGGAACTCTAGTCCCATCAAGAAGCCTACAAATAGGACAAGTCCGCTCATCATTCACAGAGTTCCACCGCTTGTAGATTACCTCTCCTGTGATATGGTGAAGTACCTTGGCAGTCTCTACTGAGGCTTTTTCAATAGCCATATGAACCTCTGACACAGAGATGAGCTCAATAATTGGTACTATCCTTCTATCAATCTCTTCTTGGTCTAGTACACCCTTTTCAGCAACCACTTCGTCTCTAATACTTAGAATATCAGCTTTCCTACTGGCAAAAATCTCTTTTAGACGTGTGTAATTGCTTCTGGCAAAGCCTGATTGATTGATACTATTCTGTGCATTACGATACTCAACCTCATCAAGCTCTAGTCCAAGTTCATTAAGGATATATTCAAGCTCCTCATAAAATGAGTCAGTGTAAAGGTCCACAAGATAACCTATTAAAGCCTCTTCAAAGTTGTCGCTAGGAACTTCGTTAATCACACGATTAACATATTCACTAAGCCTTGCTTTAAAATCATCATAGTTCCTGATGAATATCTTGTCCTGTGAATTTGCCATTACAAGTCCTCAAATAATTTATCAAGACGAGCACTGGTGTAGCGCTCAAGCTCCTCAATACTCTCAGTTTCCCGGTTCAGGTTCACAGTGGTCTGTGTAGGTTTACCTTCGATACGGTTAGCCCACTCAATACGTGCTGTGCCATTTTCAATACTTTCAAAAATCTGCTTCAAAGCGTTAATCCGCATTGGAGTGGCTGGAGGAATTTCTGCAAAGCGTTTAAGCCCGAAAGCCTTCACAATATCTTCATCATATTCCTCAAGACCCCAGCGGATAGCATAAGCCTTTAAATCCTCAAAGGAGGCAAAGCTCAGCTCTCGCATTTCATCTGAGTATAATCTTTTCTCTGATTTCTTAGCCATAATGTCCTCTTTCTTCTAAAACAAATCCCACAGTGATAGCACTATGGGACTCTTCGGAGCAACGTATGTATAGTATAACACTGTGTGTTTGATAATTAGGTGATTTGCTCCTATGCCCATGTGACCTTTTACAATCACACAGGCTAACGATACAGGAGATATATGAAATACATTGCCACAAAGGGCAAAGAGCATAGAGGGATTCGAACCCACGGTAGTGAGGTTGCGGCTCACGGTCTTAAACCACTTGACTATATGCTCGTATAAATTCCTTTATAGAATTTCTCTTTGTCGGAAGACCTCTTTTCTTTAGCCACTTTCTGTAGGCATTATCAGAAACTCCATATGATTTAGCTATTTGTAATAAACTACGCCCAGAGAGTAACTCAGCTACCAATGTATCCCTGCTAGGTATATTTGAAGCCTTAATCTCCTTATAGCACTTTAGGCACAGTTCACCTAAGGTAGGTTCGTTACAAATTACACAATTATTGTTCTTGTAATAGCCATATAACCTTATATGCTTCTCACGAACAATATCCACAGGAGGTAAATCTTCCTCCGAGAATTTCTTTGTAGGATAAAATGCTTTTGGTAATAGGTCTGTTGGATATACTCTGTTTTCAAGTTTACCATAACCCTTTACGCTTAATCTACATGTATTTATGTTATTTGCATTTTCTTTAGGAGTAACCCTCCTCAAATTTGAAAAGTGGTTATTATCCTTATTTCCATCTATATGGTCTATATGTAAACCATCTTTAGGAGAAAATCTTTCAACATTGACATAGTAGCTTAAATGGTGTGAGGAATAAGTCTTAGTTTTACCATTTTCCCTTACACGATACATAAGGTATCCATTTTGATTTCTGTAAGGTTTAAGTTTCTTAAGTTTTCCTCTAAATATACTGTAGAGAGCTCCATACTCATCTACAAGATAGTTGTCATTAAAGTATCGCACCGCACTGCTCCTTTAACTTACATAATAATAAAAGAATGGGGTAGGTCTGGTAGTAATAGAAAGGTTATAGAAAGGTAATATGAAAAGGTTTATAGCAAAAGTCTTCCTACCCCATGCCTAATAACGATTGTATTTTATACTCCAAAGGTTTCCCTTCTTCGTAAATAATGTTTGATGGAACACAGTAGTAACTGAGGACTCCATCTTTTAGCTCATACATCTGCAAGCTGTAACACACAAGCTCTTCTGTGTCAGATAAATTCACACGAAGCACTTTCTCAGAATTATTTTGCTCTACTCTTGGCAGTAGCCCTTCTGGTACTTCGTAAGTTTTTGTAGATGTCACTACTTGTACTTTCATAAAAATATTCTCCAATCAGTATCGCTTCTGCGTCGTCGTCACAGATTACATCATGCCCCTTCCGTCTGCACAAGCTTATCGCATGTTTCTTAGCCTCGGCTCGCTTGAGACCAGATAACTTAAATAACTTGCGCCAGACCGAAGGACCAACAAAGTTGATAGCTAAATCATTAAGCTCTCTAATAATCACTCCCTGTGTTATAGCCAAACACACAAGGGTCTTTTGATTTTTGAGAACTTTAAGCTCTTCTATAATTACCCGTTTTATTGGGTAGCTATGCAGAAGAAGCCTTACCTGCTCAGCCATTTCCTGTGCACGTTCTAGGTAACTATCATTGCGAGGGGAGATAACATTATGGGTAACCACTTTTCCGTTGTGGTCAAGAATGGCGTATCCTGTTGAACGTGTCGAAATGTCTAAACTGAGTAACATACTTCCTCCTGAGCTATGTATCTATAATACCATAAGTCACAGGGGAGTGCAAGTAAAAATCTCGCTTTTTAGCAAAGTACAGATAATACAAGTTAAAGAAATACACATAGCTCTTAGAGCTCTTCTTTATACTGTATTATCTGTACTTTACTCCTGAGCTATAGGAAAGGTCACAGAGAAGGCTTATCTCAAGAAAGGTCACAGGAGAGCCTTAGATATGACACAGAGGTGATTAGCTCCTCCTCTCCCTGTGTTCTAATTTCCTGATATGCTATTATCTGAACTTTGCAAGCAAAGTACAGATAATGCATATTAAAGAAATATAGCTCTGTGTTATTCTTTATACTGTATTAATTGTACTTTACTATGGATATTTTACCAAAGTACAGATATTACACTATAAAGAATAAAATACTCTGTGCCTTTCTTTACCTTGTATTATCTGTACTTTACTTTTTCTACCGTTTCTCTATTGAAACCTCTAACCAAATATGCTACAATATTTACATGGAGGTAAGGAAAATGAAGTATATTTTCTCAGATATTAAATCACAAGAAGTTTCAAGAAAGAATAGGCTAGTCTCCCCTGTGACGGCTGAATTCTTATTTAACATATATGACACAGGGAAGTATGACTTAGAGGAGCTCATAGAGTCAGGTCGTCAGCAGTTCCAAGATTACTACACAAAGCGCCTTGGTAAGGAAATCACTGTGACCTATATAGAGAACCTGAATGAGTCCCTAAGAGAAATGCTAAAGGGATTGAACAAGAAGCTGGCTAGGACATTTGGAAGCACAGCCAACGTACATAAATACATCATGGCAGGCACAGGCTCGTTAAAGGTCTCTAGCAAGTCCACAGCAGCGTTATTTGAAGTCCTAGGGGAAAGTACCACACTATCTGTTTACTACAGCAGAATGGCTGAATATGTGCGTTCTGAGGTGTATCTTGATGGAGACCATATAAATATTCAGAAATTCTTCCCTGACGTACCATTCTGGGAAATGGATATGGCCTCTGTGTATATGTATCAGACAGGCAAGACATTCATTAAGGGAGGGCTATTGTATCTGTGGTATAAGAAGTATAATATTTCAGGACCTACTGAATGGTTCAAGGGCTATGAGAACTACTTGAAGGAATACTTTGAGCTTCACAGCGAGTATGGTGAATTTATTTATAATCCTATGCTAAGGGCTGACGCCTCAAAGGCTGTGAAAAGGTTATTCGGGAACATTAAGAAGGCACAGGCTCACTTCGGACTCTCTCATACACAGTGGTTCTGGTGGTGGAAACGTAGCACAGAGGAGATAGATGAACTATCTAACTGGCTTGTGGAATACTACGGTGTGTCTCACGCTGAGGTGCTAGGCTCTAGGAATATGGAAGCCTTTAGAGATAACTTCAAGGATAAAGCTACCAAGGAAAGAATATCTAAGGAGTTCATTGAGGACTTTGATGACACAGTAAGATACCTTAAAATTGAATATACATAAAAGGACCTATCACAGGTCCTATTTTTATTATTCAATACTCTATCACCTATTATCTACTCCTTCGTTACACTCAGGGTAGATAATATAATTCTAAGCTCATAAACATAGCGGGGCTATGTTTATTCACTAAGAATTATATATTATATAAATGAATATTAATTATGCATATTATTAGTATCATATTCATTAGTATAATTTATATACATACCACATCATACAACCCCGCCGCGCACATACTGCAAGTATAACGATTTTTTGGCATTTTGTCAACTCAGACACTACACTTTTTATTTTATGCATTTTACCCCCACTTTATGCACGAAATATCCAAAATTATGCATAAAACTAGTAAATTTAGTAGGATAAAGAGGTAAATATTATAGTTAGATAGATAAATGAGTAATAAATCTATGTAACTAGGTATAAAGTATATGTAGAGGACAGTAGAATAGTATCAGTTTTTCTTAAAAATGTTACATAACTTTTCTTAAACTCATTTATTATGCTATAATATCTTTCAAGTTATCCACAGAAATGGCTAGTTATCCACAGTTTTTGTTACAAATAAATTACAAAATTGAGTTATGTGACTTTTTGGTAACATTGTGAAATTGTGAAATGGCTTAGTGACGGGCTTTATAAGAGTTATCCACAGGGTAATCATAGAAAATGCACAAATTTAATATTATACTAAAATATCTATAAATAAATTATACTATATTCATTTTGAAATTTGAGAGGCTATTTTAGTACCATAATAAGGGCACAGGATAACCCTTCAACTTCGTCTAGCGACTCCGTGGAAGGTTATCTTTGGAAGACTAACGCAGACTTCCTCGCAGGGCTCGTTGTCTTTGTTATATTACTAAGCTCATAATACTCCTCGCAGAGCTCGTAGTATTATCTCACTAAGTAATATACAGCCCTGTGTTATTATCAGAGAGGAAGAGGCATTTCCTGTGTCTTATAGAGCCTTTGTGTAATATGCATGAGATTAAATATATACCCAGAATTATGAATAATACATAACACAGGATAGCTTCAAAGCCTAGAGCCTCAAGGGAAAGAGCCATATGCATAGTGATAAGGGAAGAGGCCATTCTTATACACTAATAACTCCCTTATAGAGCCTCCTGTGTCGGTATAGTACATTATAGTATTGCTTTAGTGGCTTCTGAGAGCTCATAGAAAGCCCTGTATTCGATTTTAGGTAGCTCAGAGAGGTATTGTACTAGGGAGATAAAATAGAGCCTTATATGAGCTCATAGGATAGAGATAGGATTATTCTCTCAGCTCATTTCATTCGCAGAGAATAATATTCTACTAGTATTCATAGCCATACTTCGTATAGCTATTCATACAGTAGAATACACAGAACTTAAAAATACGATTTAATACGAATTATATAAATCCTTATGGGACAGGGGACACGGGAATAAAATACGAATTAAATCATATTATACGAATTAAATCAAATAATACAAATATGGAAATAATTTGAATGGTGAATGAAGTAATTGGGACATGGGGATAGTGAGTTCCTTTTTTAATTGAGTATGGGAGGAGGATAGTAAGACGTAGCAATCGGTGAGGAGAGATTAGTATTACATATTTATTTTACTACTAAAAATTTTTGAATGACGAATGGGGAAATTACATATATATATTTTATTATGAAAAATTTTTAATTGGTGGATGGGCATATTTGGTATAATATATATGCCTAATAATTTTTAATTGGTAGATGAGCATATCAGCCCTCCACCCATACCCTCCCTCTTTTTTAATCGACCTTTTTCTTTATACCTTTTTAACCAAGGAAAAATATACCACTTCTTTTTACTAAAAAGTAAAGGGCAAGGTAAAGAGGTGCTTACGTACGTAAGTAAAAAGCTTTCGTTAGTAAGTGAGGAGAGGTGTTTCGTTTAGGGGTAAAAATAGTTACGAACGAAAGAAAAATTGTTATGTACGCAATGTAACCTTTCAAACTTCACCCGAAAAAGTGTCCCAATCTGTCCTAGGACAGTTGCACCAGACCTATAGCTAAAAACTATATCAACTAATAGCTATTAAC